AGCTTCAGAATAATTAAGATATTTATCATAAAACCCGTATCTTTGTAAAGCTGATGCAATTTGTGAAGACTGGATCGAAGTGGAAGAATTACCTTGTTGTAGTACAATAGATGTAGCACAGAGCGAAAGGGCGTTGGGTCTTAGAGCGATACTTTTATCTACATTAGGTAGACTTCCAGCTGTAAAAGGGATAGATAGTGTTGCCTCAACATCCAAAAGCCAGACACGGTCAGTTACAGTGTTTTCACTATTACAGTTAACCGTCCATGAAATAGAAGACGATGATTTATTTGTAGATGCAATGTTATAAAAATTTTGTATGCTTGCATTTTTTTCTACTGCAAAAACATTTTCCGTAGATGTATCACACAATGGATCGACGACAAGTACTTTATGCAAAGGAACAGGAACGGCAGCAGACATAGTTATATAATTATACTATACATAAAAAAAATATTATATTGTATATTTTTTATATTACATTTTTATATACTATCAAAAATTAGATTTTAAATAACTTCTTGGTATGAATGCGATCTTAATATCAAATCTTTGACCCGCATATAGTACAACCTCATACATATTGTTGTTAAAATCTGACCACCAACATTTAATATCTAATTGTTTTATATCATCTCTGCTGTTTTGTAGTCCTATAGCTCTTGAATTATTTACACTTTGATTAAATTGTATATAATCCCTATTTACATCATTAGTACTAAACATATCTGCCTCAAAATCAACTAGTATTTTCTGCCCGTTTATACTCTGTACATTTGCTGGTGTTGCTATTGTTGCAAAATCTGTTTCTGGTTGTACATTTTCTGGTTTAGTGGTCAATACATTAGATGTAAATATTAATCTTTGTAATGGTGAGAAACAACCTAATGTATTATGATCAGAAACAACGAATAATTGTAAATTTCTTACATCTGTTTCTGTTGTCTGAAGTAAATAAGATGGTAAAACCCAGTTTATAGGATTATTTGGAACAATTATTTGATAAGCATCTAAAACATTTATTGGGCGGTTATATTGTTTTGTTGAAAATGGAAATTGTAGAAGTGGAAATAACATATTATTAAGATAAATTTTTATGCCTTCGTTAGGGTTTCCGACGTTAGCAAAATTATTAGGATCTATATTCATTTGAAATTTATTTAAACTATCATTCCAACTTAAAAACGGAAATTGAAAAACGGGAATAAATATTTTTTGACTTTCACTCGGTACATTATTTCTATAATATTGAACGGCTCCACGAAATGGTGGATCGTCATCTAATGGATATATAAGAGTAAATATATAATATAATGATTGAAGCGCCCTTTGCATAGCATCATTAAACATATTTATAAAATCGTATTTGTCATAACTAAAATAATAACCATTGTTCATTATTTGCCGCTTAATATCTCCTGCCGGATATGCTGGAAGTGGCGGTAATTCATCGTTACTATCACTCCATAATAAATATTCATAACCTTCTAATGACACTTCATTACCGTTTAGTGATTTATAAGATAATTGTATTCCATATGGTGTTAAATTTGGATTCGGTTGATTTAATTGAATAGGACATGCCCAGAAAGGTATAGACTGTGATGACAGACAAAAACGAGTAACTGCTATATCATAATCCTTAGAACTTTCTATTAACGAATTATCAAAAACTTGATTAAATTCAGCTGGTATAGAATTATATGTTAATTGGTTTGAATTCGTTAATGTTGCGTTATAATAAGTAATACTCATATCGTTTGTAAATCTTGACATCTTTATAATATACTATTATATTATAAAAAATATTTATTCATTTGTTAAATAACATATTAATCTATCATTATATCGTTTGTCATTACTAAACATTTTATTATAATCATCTGTTGATAAATCGTTAAATGACATTCTTACCGCACAATGACGGCCACATGTTGAACTATTTTTATCTTGTATGCATTTATTATTATAATCAACATCGTACGGACATCTATATAATAAATTAGTTAAATATTTATAATCCATACCATATTTATATTTTAATTGGTCTGGTATTTGTCCCATATTTGTCCTACCGTCAGGAACACTCCCGAAACTATCAAAAAAATAAATTTTATTATCTCTACCCCTAAAACAACAGCACCAGTGACCCATAGAAGGCTCCCAGTTATACAATATACATACTCTATCATATGGCGCTAATAAATCATCAATGTTATCATAATCTTGTACATCAGAATATACTAAAACTTTTAATTTGTTATTAAATATCTTTTTTAAATCATTTGAACTTAAAGCAATATTTATGCTGTCTTTATCACTGTTCATTATATATTACTCCGTTAATTTATTTTGAAAGCACAATAAATTATTAGCTAATACCATCTGTGGAACATCTCTTATAATGGTAATACTCCTACTATCTATTTTTTTTAATGCTTTTAATTCTTGTTTATCAAAACCGAAATATGTTTGTAATACATACTCGTTACTATGTGTAGCACTATCTTTAAAATAAACAAAATGAGTACATGCATTTAATATACGCTTACTTTGATTATGCGATGCTGCTATATGCAATGTTAGAACCACATATATATCTAAACTGCGGCCAACTTCAAGTAATATAGCAATGAGATCGAACACTATTTTTTCTAATTTCTTATCCGGTATAACATCAACATCATCTAAAATAACCAAACATTCTTTAAAATCATCTGCTATAAAATCTGCCTCTCCTATATCTTCAATAGGTATCCTTTTATGTATCAATGGATCTAATAGTTTATCATGTGTTTTTTGTGAAATCAAATATATTCTTCTTTTTGGATAAAACTTTTTAAATGTTCTTATATATTCTCCTACCCAGTATGATTTACCAGAACCAGCACGACCGCATACGAAAATTCTTTGCGGTTGTCCATATACATTACTCGGCGCTACTTGAAAATTACCACTCCTTAGAACAATTTTATTTTTAGTTACACCAATTCCAGATAAACCAGCACCAGCTAAATTTTCATTATCTAATATTTCATCAAATTCATCTTCAGTTAATTTAATATTTTTATTATTAAATACCATCATTATTTTTTTTAATTTTTCTATATCAATATCATCATTATTCGTTTTAATTTTTTTTTCGTGATATGTGATTTTTGCACATTCATTACAGCATTTATTACCCTTTGTACATTTATCAGAACAATCTAAACAACATTTGTGATCAGGTTGGTATAAAAATATTTCAGTACCATTTTCTGCTTTATTTTTGCTATTTTCTACAATTGCGATCCGTTTTCCTCGTGTAAATGATAACTCAGCCATTAATATATATATGTATAGATAAATATATTAATTTCAAAAAAATCTGTAAATTATAAGATATACTTCTTTGGTATTTTTATATTATTACTGTTCATCATAGATAACGCATTTTTATTTATTATATCATCTAGTTCTTCCGTTAATTTTTCTAAAACAGACAAAGAAATATTTTTATCTAATATTGTATCAATATCTTTTTCATTAAAGTTAAATTGGTAAATATTAGAAAACAATGTTTTAATATTATTTAATTGTCTTTTTATTTCTAAATTATATTTATTTCCGTATTTTTCTATAATTGTGATACATGTTTTAATAATAGAATTACCTTTATTTAATATTGCTAAATTTGATATTAGAATAGGATACAGAGAATTTAATGTTTTTTTATCATTTTTTAAAGTTGATAATGTCCATACTCTTTTTAATGCCTTAAAATATTTACCATATGTTAAATACTCTAATAAGTTATATTTTATACAGTAATCATATTTAGTAGGATCTGGTGTAATTGGTGCAAATGTACGACCATGTTTTATAGCTGATTTATTACTAAATACATTAGATATTTCTGTATAATAACCATTACAAATAAACGCCATATCAACTTTTACGATAAACATAGGTATTGAAGCTTCAAGTGTTATGTGTATTCCATCAATAACTTTATATCCTTGTATAACTTCCCTATCAGTCCATCTTAAGGTTATCAATTTTCTTATTTTTTCTGTTAAATCAAAATATTCTTCTAATGATAAATTTTTTTTTATTGTTTTTCTTAAATCGTCATAAACATCTTTTTTCATATAATGTTTGTATAATTCAATATCATAACAAGTATTGTAATAATCAAAATCATGTATTTTACCATTTTTAATATACCCAAGTTTTAAAAAAGCATGTGTATATACTGGATTAATACCGCTTTTAATATCTAATAAAATATATTTGTCATTGTTGATAATTTTATAAATAATGTCCTGTAATGCTCGTGCTGTATTGCTATCATTATCATTGAACGATTCGCATATATCAATATCTGCGCTATCTCTAAACGATTTTCTAACAAATGAACCAGCAAATATGATATTATTTTTTTTGTATGTAATAGTGTTAATAGCATCTATAATTTCGTCGTTAAACGAATTTGGTATAACTTTTTTTTTTAAGTATGACATATATGAAATTATATATATTACACCGTGAAAAAATTAATTATTTATTGTCTTCCGAATTGTTGAGCTTTATTTATTAAATCATAATATTGTAATTGTG